TCTTGCTGCCTCATCCAGACCTGGGAGTATACTGACCAATATGTTACCGTTCCGTTTCGATGACAAGTTGTTTTCATTTTGTCCTCCTGTTATAAGCTTAACTCTGTCTGGTAGCCTGTCAACTATTCCTTCCAAATTTTTTTGCAAATCGCAGCGTACCCGTGGGTATCAGCGTCTCCACAGACCCGGGCACTCCCATAGACCTCAGCGTCTCCGTAGACCCGGGCACCCCCATAGACCTCAGCGTACCCGTAAATCTCAGCATGACCGTAGACCTCAGCGTCCCCATAGACCCGGGAATCACCGCATACCTTAGCGTCTCCGTAGACCCGGGCATCACCGGAGACCTCTGCGGTGTCAGAGATCTTTGCACGGCCAAAGACCTGTGCATGATCAAAGACCTGTGCATTGTCAAAGACCTCACCGCTACCCCAAACCTGAGCGTACCCGTAGACCTGTGCATTTTCAAAGACCTCACCGCTACCCCAAATCTGAGCGTACCCGTAGACCTGAGCGTATCCGTAGACCCGGGCATCACCGGAGACCTCTGCGGTGTCAGAGATCTTTGCACGGTCAAAGACCTTAGCGCTACCGTAGATCTCGGCGCTACCGTAGACTGTGGCGTCTTCGTAGACACTGGCATCCTCATAGACCTGAGCGCTACCGAGTACCTCGGCGACACCGTAGACTCTGGCGTGATCGTAGACTCTGGTGTTCCCATAGATCTGGGCGTATCCGTAGACTCTGGCGTCTCCGTAGACTCTGGCATAATCGTAGATCTCAGCGTGATCGTAGACTCTGGCGTAATCGTAGATCTCAGCGTGACCGTAGACTCTAGCCCTACCGTAGACCTCGCCACCCCAGCAGACTCTAACGAAATCGTAGACTCTGGCGTCTCCGTAGACTCTGGCGTCATTGTAGACCCAACAGTCGCCCCCCTGACTAAGATTATCAAGTCCCTGCACCCATCCACCTAGATCGCCTTCTCGGACGTCCGAGAAGGCTCTGAGCGCTCTAATGCGATATAGAGTCTGACCGCTGGGGAGGGTCATTGTTTCTGATGTTAGTTCATATTTCATATTTTTTCTCCCTCATAAACGCTCCCACAGACCTTGGCACTCCCACTGATCGTGGTGTCCCCATAGACTCTGGCGTCTCCGTAGATCTCAGCGCACCCGTAGACTCTGGCGTACCCGAAGACTCTGGCGTCTCCGTAGACCTGGGCGTCCTCATAGACCTGGGCGTGACCGTAGACTCTAGCATACTCGTAGACTCTAGCGTAATCGTAGACCTGGGCGTCTCCGTAGATCTCAGCGCACCCGTAGACTCTGGCGTATCCGTAGACTCTGGCGTATCCGTAGACCTGGGCGTCCTCATAGACCTGGGTGTGATCGTAGACTCTAGCATACTCGTAGACTCTAGCGTAATCGTAGACCTTGGCGTCTCCGTAGACCAGAGCATAACCAAAGATCTGAGCATTGTGATAGACTCTGGCGTCCTCATAGACACAGGCATCACCATAGACCCAACAATCACCATGCTGGCTAAGATTATAAACACCCTGCACCCACCCACCTAGGTCGCCCATTCGGACATCGGAGAAGGCTCTGAGCGCTCTAATGCGATATAGAATCTGACCGCTGGGGAGGGTCATTGTTTTTGATGTCAACTCGTATTTCATTCAGACACCTCGGTGTCTAAAACTACACCATAGACTCTGGCATTGCCGTAGACTTGGGAGTCCCCGTAGACACACGCCTCGCCAAAGACCCAGCAATCCCCATAGACTTCAGACGCACAAAAGACTCTGGCCTCATCACGTATCCGAGCGTTGCCATAGGCTTGAGCGGTACCACAAATCTGGGCGTTGTAATAGACTCTGGCGTTTTCGTAGACTCTGGCTTTATCATAGACCTGAGCGTGGTAATAGACTCTGGCGTTGTCATAGACTCTGGCAAGGTCATAGATCTGAGCGTCTCCATAGATCTGAGCGTCTCCATAGATCTGAGCGTTGTCATAGATCTGAGCGTTGTCATAGACTCTGGCGTTGTCATAGACTCTGGCATTGTCATAGACTTTGCCGTCGTCGTATATCCAACAGTCATCCTCCTGACTAAGATTATCGAACCCCTGCACCCACCCACCTAGGTCGCCCATTCGGACATCGGAGAAGGCTCTGAGCGCTCTAATGCGATACAGAGTCTGGCCGCTGGGTAAGGTCATTGTTTTTGATGTTAGCTCATACTTCATATTTTTTCTCCTAAAGACCGCGGGAAACCCTGCCAGTGATTTGAGCGTCTCCGCAGACTCTGTCATTGTCATAGACATGGGTGTCTCCGTAGACTTTGTCGTATCCGCAGACTTCAGCGCATCCGTAGACTTTGACGCAACCGTAGACTTCAGCATATCCGTAGACCTCGGCATGACCGTAGACTCTAGAGTTTCCACGGACTTTGGAGTATCCACGGACCTTGGAGAACCCGTAGACTCTAGAGTTTCCGTAGATCTCAGAGTTTCCGTAGATACCGGCATCGCCAAAGATCCAAGAGTTACCGAAGACCCGAGCATTCTCAAAGACGCATGCTCTATCAAAGACACAAGCACAATCATCGATCCAGCAAGCACCGTACTGGCTAAGATTGTGATATCCCTCTACCCATCCGCCGAGAGCACCTTCTTTGACGTTACTGAAGGACTGGAGCGCTCTAATGCGATATAGAGTCTGACCGCTGGGGAGGGTCCTAATATCATTTGTTAGTTCATATTTCATTTTCTTTCTCCTTCAAAAACACAACCACAAACGTTGGCGTTCCCATAGATCTGGGCGTATCCGTAGATCTGGGCGTAACCGAAGATCCCAGCGTGCCCATAGACCTCGGCGTATTCATAGACTCTGGTGTAACCGAAGACCCCAGCGTGGTCGTAGACATCGGCGCTACCGTAGACATCGGCATGTCCGTAGATTCTGGCGTCTCCGAAGACTCTGGCGTGTCCGTAGACTTTGGCGTCTCCGTAGACTCTGGCATTGGCATAGACTTGAGCGTCTCCGTAGACACAAGCGTCTCCGTGGACCCAAGCATTGTGAGAGATTCTAGCGTTGTCAAAGACACAGGCATCACCAAAGACGCAAGCACTGTCATCGACCCAGCAATTGCCATAATGACTTAGATTGTGATATCCCTCTACCCACCCACCGAGAGCACCTTCTTTGATGGTACCAAAGGCTCGAAGCGCTTGGATGCGATACAAAGTCACTCCGTTGGATAGGGTCCTAATATCATTTGTTAATTTATACTTCACGGTACCTCCTCAGTACTCTACACACTAGAGCACAGCTTTTAGGGTCGATACTGATATTACCTAGCAGAGCACGTCGCAAATCTCTGCTACGATATGACCACACGTCATCTACATATGGCGCATAGTATGTCTCATTGTCTATCATTATTTTGATTAATTTCTCCCCTCGTCGCATAACCAACTCGGCACTAACTACGCGTTCGCAGCCATAGACATTGGCGTCTCCATAGACATGGGCGTCTCCATAGACACGGGCGTTATCCCAAATCTTAGCGTTATCCCAGATCTCGGCGTTATCGTAGACTCTGGCGTTGTCATAGACTCCGGCGTCTCCATAGACATTGGCGTTGCCAAAGACTCTGGCGCTATCGTAGACTCTGGCGCTATCATAGACCTCGGCATTATCATAGACTTTGGCGTTGTCATATATCCAGCAATCGCCCTCCTGACTAAGATTATCAAGTCCCTGCACCCACCCACCTAGATCGCCTTCTCGGACGTCCGAGAAGGTCCGGAGCGCTCTAATGCGATATAGAGTCTGACCGCTGGGGAGGGTCATTGTTTTTGATGTTAGTTCATATTTCATTTCTTTCTCCTATTTGGGATCCGGGCGGACAAAATGGCGATCGCCCACAGACCTTGAGGGGCCCTAAGAAACGCTTGACAGAGACCCCAAATGCGTAGAAATTGCCTCCCACCGTAAGGCCCCTGGGTATCTCAGTAATCCCTGTGTGAGAGATATTCAAATCGCAACCCACTGTGAGATTAGTCGGCAATTCCTCTATCTTAGAATAATGTAGATGTAGCTTACCTTCTACGGTGAGGTTGTCAGGCAAACGCCTGATAGACGTCCCTCTTAGATTTAGATTGCCATTGTATGCAATTAGGTCCCTGGTCACTCCATCTCCAAATACACCTTGGCCTAGGATCTCAAGATGATGTCTCACCCATAACGGCAAGCGCCTGCGGCAGGCTGCCTCCGCCTCCTCTGGATCGTACCAATCTGGGAGTAGATCTTGGTCTGTCTTGAATTTCCACGCGCTGAACGGCCGCGAGAAGTCTAGGTCGGGCGGAGTGATCTCGACCCGAACGAACTGCGGTGTGAATGAGTCGTCTCGGAGGCCATGCTCGAATAGAATTATATCATGGTGATCACTAACTCTGGAAAATAGGGCCTGATGTCTTGTCACGATGAAACTTGCTGGTTTACACATTTTTGCTCCCTAATTCTGCCATGTATGACTCAATACTGTTCTGGAGATGTTCCCATAGGATCGAATCATGAGTGTGTACCCTCCCTCGTACCAATGATGGACCCAGATAGCGCTTGATAGAGACTCCCCACGCGTTCAGATCACCTCCCACCTTAAGATTCTCGGGGAACTCATCAATCTTTGTGTAATAGATGTTCAGATTGCGACCTACTGTGAGGTCGTTCGGCAGCTTCTCTATCTTAGTATACCCTAGATCCAAATCACCCTCTACTGTCAGGCCATCCGGCAGGCGCCTGATACGTGTCCATCTCAGACCTAGGTTCCCGTCATACGCGATCAGATCCTTAGTCAGTCCGTCGCCGAACACGCCTTGACCGACGACCTTCAGATGATGCTCTGCCCATGCTGGCAGCTGCCTCCTGCATGCTGCCTCGGCCTCGCCTCGGCTATACCAATCTGGTAGTAGATCTTGGTCCGTCCTAAATTCCCATTCATCGAAAGGCAGCAAGAAGTCCATCCTGGGTGGAGTGACCTCGACGCGAACGAATGCCGGATTAAGGGAGTCGTCTCGGATGTCGTGTTCGGCTAGAATTATGTCATGGTGGTCACTGACCCGGGAATATAATACGTCGTGTCTTGTCACGATGAAACTTGCTGGTTCACACATTTTTTTGCCTCCATAAGTCTAGGTCATTAGTGAATACGTTTCCTCGTATCACCGCCGAGTCAGAGACGCGCTTGATAGAAATTCCACTTGCGAAGAGACTACCTCCTACCTTAAGACCTTCGGGAATCTCGGTAACCCATGTGTAAGAGATATTTAAAGTGTATCCTACTGTGAGGTTATTTGGTAGCTTCTTTATCCTAGAATATTCTAGATATAGATCACCCTCTATGATGAGGTCATCTGGCAGATATTTGATATTTGTTTCACACAGGTCTAGACTACCATTGTATGCAATTAGATCCCTGGTCACTCCATCTCCAAATACACCTTGACCAATGATTTTCAAATGCCATCTCGCCCATAACGGCAAGCGCCTGCGGCAGGCTGCCTCAGCCTCCTCTGGATCGTACCAATCTGGGAGTAGGTCTTGGTCCGTCCGGAATCTCCACTCATGGAACGGCCGAGAGAAGTCTCTGTCTGGCGGAGTGACCTCGACGCGGACGAATTGTGGGGTAAAAAAGTCGTCCCTAAAATAATTATCGGCTATGATTACGTCGTGACTATCACTGGTCCTGGAAAATAATACATTGTCTTTTGTTAATATGAAACTTGCTGGATTACACATTTTACCTCCCTGAATTCGTCATGTAGATGCCGAATGCACAGATACCACCCCTCACCGTAAGGTCCCTGGGTATCTCAGTAATCCCTGTGTAAGAGATACTCAACTCACCACCCACTGTGAGATTGTTCGGCAACTTCTCTATCCTAGTCCTTGTCAAGATCAAATGTCCCTCTACCGTTAGGCCGTCCGGTAGAATTCTGATGTCCGCCCCTCTCAGATCTAGGTCGCCGTTGTATGCGACTAGGCCCTTAGTCACTCCATCTCCAAACACGCCTTGACCGACAACCTTAAGGTGGTGTCTTGCCCAAGCTGACAGGCGTGCTCTGCATGCTGCCTCGGCCTCGCCCCGGCTATACCAATCTGGGATTAGATCTTGGTCCGTGATATATCTCCACTCGCTGAACGGCCGCGAGAAGTCTCGCCTGGGTGGAGTGATCTCGACCCGAACGAATGCCGGATTAAGGGAGTCGTCCCTTAGGTTATTCTCTTCTAGGATTACCTCGTGACTGTCACTGAATTTAGAAAATAGTACACTGTCCTTTGTTACGACGAAACTTGCTGGATTACACATTTTTTTGCCTCCTATTTTGAGTATACAGTTAGTTACCGAAGTGTCAATTCTTTTTTTAAAAAAGTGTATGTGTGACTTATGTTGTGCTAGGTGTGACTTATGTGACATATTAAATACCGAATTCCTTAATGTTTTTTGATGATCCAGATGAATTCTTCAATGATATCAAGTATTTAACCACATGATCCAGATGACGATTTTTATGTGGTACACCGAATCCTCAATGATTCCGCGAGGTTAACCAGATGATCCAGATGATCCACATGTTTTCTTATATATATATATATATATAATAATAACTACTATTTTATATAAATTACTATAAAGTTTACAAATCATCTGGATCATCTGGATCATGTGGTAAAGACATCGTAATCATTGAGGAATTTGGTGTGCCAGATACTGGATTTCGTCGGAAATCATCTGGTACATGTGGTTAAATACTTGATATCATTGAAGAAATCATCTGGATCATGTGGATCATTAAGGAAATACGAGTTTATAATTGACAACTCGCCCACTCGGATACAAAGACATATTGTAGATAGGAGGTCAAATGAAAATATTGCTCACACTCTTCCTCGCGGGTTGCGGCTCCTTTTTGGGCCCTATGGTCACAGAGACATGTCTGGACGCTTGTGCGCTCTCCGCTGCCCCCTCGGTAGAGACGTGCTATCGAGCATGCGACCTATTACCGCTCGGGCCTGCTAACGGGTGCGACGTATTCTGCGATGACATCATGATCGAGGCCATGGAGGCATGCGATGCGAAGTGCCGTTAGCCGATTGAAGCCCGATGTCGCTAAGCGAATTTGGGCACTCACTCGCGAGGGCACAATGTCTACTGAGGAGATCTTGGTACGACTAGATCAATATAGAACGTATTATATACATTTATGGGAGCATCTCCTCGAGTCGGGTAACCCTTCGGATACTGAGATGTGCTTGACGATGACCAAGGCGATCACGTGTCTATTCGAAGACCTCCGGAATGAGAGGGGCCGTGCTGATGTGATCATCGAGCGCACGATCATGCAATACCCTCTGGTGCTTGAGGCGCTCGAAGCGTGAAATTAGTCTCAAATATTTACCGTCGGCTAGACCTAGACGGCAAGCCTATCATTGGCCCCCCATATCCTAAGCAGCTGGAAGTGTTGCGTGAACTATTTCGTGAGCCATATAATGGCGAGTTGCGCAAGCTCCATTTGTCTTGCGGGTGGGGCTTCGGGAAGACGTATCTCGGCATTGACATAGCACAGGCTTTGTTGGATTTGGGACCAAATAGCAATGGGTGGTTCATTGAACCGACAGCCCAAATGATGTATGGTCACTTCTTGGGCACCTGGCAACGCACAGTGCCGCCTGAGTTGTATACGCACAACAAGGAGCGTCGCACTATCACGTGGCTGCGGACAGGCTCCACCCTTCGGTACGAGCATCGCAATACCACTGGGTCGCTTCAACATACACTGGACAAATTCCAGGGTCACAATATCGCATGGTATATAGATGACGAGGCAGCTACCGGATGTCACCCAGAGGTACATCGATGTCTAAGAGGACGTGTTAGACAACCGCAAGCGCCTCTGTACGCCATTGTGACGCTCTCTACGCCTCGTATGGGTCCCTACGCTGATCTTATCAACGAGAGCGGCTCAGTGGTCATCAGGGGCCGTACAGAGGATAATCCATTTTTATCGCCTCAAATCGTGGCGGATATGAGAGCCTCCATGTCGAGAGCGCAAGCAGCTCGCGATATGGATGGAGAACTCATAGCTCTTGAAGACCAAATATGGGACATGGTCGACCTAGAGCACCCGTGGCCTGTTGGGAATGTGGACTATAATCATCCTCGGTTTAACAGTAATCTACCATGGTATCTAGGGATAGACATTGGGTCCTCTACCGGGGCTTATGTCGTGGTGCAACCAGTGCCCGATGGCATTAGGCGAGGTGAGCCTAGGTGGGTCATTGTTGCCGACTATTGCCCGCAGGCTAATGCTGACGTACGTCGGGCTTTTCGGCGTCTGAGAGAAGAATTTGGCGTCCCTGCAGGTGTGGTAGCCGGTGCTGACATCAACACAAGGGCCTCTACGGACGGCGCAACTGTGTCATACTTTGTACGCAAGATATTTGGCAACGTGCGAATCATGATCGCGGATGAACATGTGACTCCCAGACATACCGCATACGACCTTACTAATTATTTGTTCAGGTCGGCGGATGGTACCCGTAGATTGACAGTGGCCTCCAGTTTGGTCGACGGTGATAGGCCGGGTGTGTTAGACAAAGACTCCAAACGTGGCATAGTAGAGATGGTCCAACAAGACATTTGGCCACCGATTGAAGAAGTTCGACAAGGGCAATACTTGCCCAAAGGACAAAAAATACGTGTGTCTCATATAAGGGATGCACTTCTCAATGTGGCCTCCGAGGCCATTAGGCCTCCCACATGGGCAGGCGACCCAGATGATAAACCATGGCACTAATAATGGATACTTCGCAAATAATGGACGCGAGTGCTGGTGAGGCAACCCTTACCGACGAAGAATTTGATACCTTATGCGCAATATTGGCAGAGTGGTTTAAATATTGCATGGAGGATGACGTTGATGACTACTAAACCATGGTTCAAGAGCCGACTGTTGTGGCTCGGGGTCACTGCCGTCATGACAGCCGCAGTTAATTGGCTCGCCACAGGCGACACTGACCCGCGTAATCTCGCTATTGGTGCACTCGGTGCTTTGGTGGTCATATTGAGGCCACTCACTACTACTCGGTTGGTCCCCTAATGTCTGGGCTAATCAGGCATCTGTGGGATGACCTGACCTCCAACTCGGACGACCAATGGACAGAGGAGGTGTGGGTCGAGCCCGACGCGGTGCAAACGGGAACTATCCTCGGTTATTTCGGCCGAGTGTCGGACAAGGCACAAATCCGAGAGGCGATCGTCAAGCGATACGGGACACGAATTAAGACTGTTGTCGACCCCGTCACCGGCCAAAAAACGGAGACCTACACCAAAGCGGGATTCGTTGACCGGATGCTGGCAGGCCATATCGAGACAGTGTCGACGGGTCTCGGGCATAAAATCACCTCGGTGTTCGCTAATTTATTCTCTGAGCCTGGACAAAAATTTGCCCTCGTCCCCCCAACGGATAGTACCGATGTATCCGAGTTGGCCGAGTATCTCGACGCGTCAAGAGAGGGGTCCAATTATTTGGCCTCACTGGTCGAGGCCGATGAGATGTCAGTCCAATTAGGCTCCTCTATCATATGGCTAGAGTATCGTGAGGGGGCGGTCCATTATCGTGTGGTCGACCCCGGCAAAGTCGCCATTCGATTCGATGGTGCGATTGAGTCGGATGGCAAACTCAGACCTGTCAATTACCTGGACCTCGAAGATGCAACATGCGTCATAATTGAGACAGGCACAGTTGATGCGTTGACCAAGACCTACGTGGCGATATTTGCCAGGTCGTATAAATATCCGCTCGGTAGATACGTGGTATACAAGAGCGCTGTCGATGGTAAGGACGTCCCCGATGTCGGTTCGAGCGGCTGTTTTGACTGGCGGACTGAGTCTGGAGACCTCGCCAACCCGTTGAGTTGGTACGCTGAGCAACAACAAAATCTTCCTATACCAGAGTATCCACTGGTGATACTCTTGAGCGGACAAGTACAAAGGGACCGCTTATTGCCGATTTCCACGTCCCTGCTGGAAGAATCGATTGAAGCAGACATTGCAGCCAGTCATCTAAGGGCGATTGCCGGTGATAATGCACGTGGTACCCTCAAGTTAATGCGGTCGAATAGGAGTGCTACGCTACCATTGCCCGAGTCGTTAAGAGGCGATGTGGTGCTCTATGACGGCGATGACCTTGACGCGGTCAATACGGACTCCAGGGCTACAGAGGTCGGTTGGTCGTTACTTCGAGAGCAGATGGTCACCTCCGCACAAGGCTGGTCGGTACCTGATTATTATATTTCGTCGGAAGACCATACGATTGAAGCTGCCAGTGGTGTAGCCTTGCAAATCAGAGCGATCCCATTGAAGAAGGCACGTGATAGGCGAGTGTCTATCAATGCACCGTCGGTCTCCAAATTGTTCGAGATCGAGAAGGCGCTCAATATTATATATGATAAAGAGCTGTTCAAGCGTGGGCTACAAGAGTTACTCGAACAATGTAGTCAAACATGGGATCCGGGGGAACTTAATCTGCCAGAGCCCGAAAAAGAGCGTATCGAGAACATTAAATCCTTGACGGAGCAAGGGTTATATGACACTATAGAGGCACTCAAAGCAGCATATCGACTCCCATCGGATGCTGACGCGGTGGAGAAATATGAGGCTCTTAAACAACGAGCTGCTAAATATCCACCGTTAAAAGAGGAACCGGTGTCCCCAGAGACACCGTTTGATTGATCCCCATTGTGGTCTCTGTTGACTGCGTTACACTAACACTGTTGACGCCCCCCAAGCGATAGATCTCCCATCTATAAAACAAACGTAACGCAGTCAACAGAGACCACTAATCACCGGAGAAAATAATGGAAAAAGAACTCGATTTGGGTGCAGAAGGCACCGATGCCACACCTGACGTACAAGACGTAGAGGCGGTTGTTGAACCAAAAGACGAATCTTGGATCAAAGAATTGATTGCGGCCAAAGCGGAATTGGACAAAATCAAGTCGGATCAGGCAGAACGCGAAGCCCAAGCGGAACGGGACAAAGCGGAGCAAGAAGGGCGACTCGATGAGGCGCTCGCACTCGAGAAATCTAGGTATGAGGAGCTTAAGAAAAAATATCAAGCTGATACGACTCGGTTGCAACTAAATGCTGCATTTGCTACGGCTGACATAGCAGACCTACGTGCAATCAAGCTCTTCGAAGACGAATTTAACCCGGAGACTGAAGATGCAGCTGCATTTGTTGCGCGGATCAAGGCGGATCCAGCAAATGCCCTGTACTTTCGGGATCCTAAATCGAGACCTATTCAGACACCCCCAATGAGTGCCGCGCGAGGAACAATTGATCCATTTGTTCCCGAGCGTGACAGTGAGACATGGCTCAAATCTAGTGACCCGAAAAAGCGGGAACGCGCCATAGCTCATCATAGGGAGGTGTATCGAAAGAAATATGGTCTTTAGGACGAAAACATGTATGATTTTGACACAGCTGGTTTCATTCAGACTGTAGTTATGCCAGAGGTAGAAGACACCCGGTTTGTGAAGCCTTATAGGGAATTGGTATCCAATTTTTCTGAGGAGACTGAGAACGAAGGTGGTCCCTCGATCGTTAAGCAGTTGATTACCTCGAGCACGTCAACCGCACGAAATTTCACGAAATCTGATGTTGACCCACAGTCCGGTACCTTCGCTGGTGCGGTTGCAAGGTGGGATTACACGTACCAAGAGGCAGCTGCCACTGTCCACAATATCGATATCAACCAAGCCCGCAATAAAGGCGTTCTCGGTATTGAGAATCTACTCACACAGTCGGTAGGGATGGCCGCTGACGGTCTTTGGTCGTTGATTTACGACAATGTCTACGCGCAAATCAAGGCCGACCTCTTGAATTCAGGAACCTTTTCGGACGCGGCGCTTAATCGGTCGACTTATCCGACTTTGGCACTGTATAATGACGTCACCGATGCCACTATTACGGTGTCGGATCTCCGGACGTGCCAGTTTCAGACGACATTCAACAAAAATGGGGTTGACCCCTCGCAGTACGTATTCCTCATGGAGCCTACCGTGTATCACCAAGTGCAACCACAGATTGCGCTGCTAAATACCTGGAATCAAACGAATACCGGGGCACCGGTCAAGGGTGGTTATGCCCCGATCGCAGAGTTCCAGGGCTCGAAAGTAGCAATTGCGCAAGGTATGACTGTGGGCGATGTATTCTTCATTCGGCCGCAAGACGTGAAAATCCGTAAGCACATGGAGTTCACAACCGAAGTCAAGCAGACTGGCGCGTTCACAACTAAGATTATTCTCCGAGTCGGCATTAATGCGTATGTGGAGAATGTGGGCAAGCAAGGCATGCTCACCAACAAGGACTAATAGGAGATAACATGGCATTTTCAGCAGCTTTGAGCACGAATCAGCAGGGTGTTACCGCGATTGCCGGTATTGATTATTTTGGCATTTTCACGATTACTCCTGATAGTAGTTGTGACGCCACGGGCGAGGCCGTCGACCTGACAGACTATTTTTCGACTATCGACGCGGTTATCCCGTGCGGAGTAAGCGCCATCGCGGCCGCAGGGTATGTACCAGCGTTCTTCTTCACCCCAGGCGCTGCTCATACGTCCAGTAGCTTGAAGGTAGTATTTATGAATCAAGATGGGGACGCAGGTGCCTTGGAGCCCGCCTCCGCAGTTGACCTCTCCTCCTATACCTTTCAAGTGATGGTCTATGGAAAAATGAAATAATTTGCGAAACGGGGCTCCGGTCCCGTTATTCGGGTGTTGTGGCCCGAGTCTGATGAGCAGCTAGCGGGTCCGAGGAGGGACGAGCGCATGAAAGTTATTGATTACGATTATTTGAACCGAGCACGTAGTGCCACATTGCGGATGGACAGAGCGCACGAGATTTTAAGGGAATATGCTCCGAATGATCCTCCATATCTGAGCAATGTCTATGCAAATTTAGACCAAGGCAGCCAAACTATACTGATCGCTCTTGCTGAGCAAGAGCAACAACAGAAGCGACCGGGCGGTACTCCGTTCACGTGGAATCTGTTGGTCAGACGCGACGAATTCGGCAATATACCCGCAGCTGGTGAATATGTCGAGCGTGTTATCCCGATAAACCGCAAGGACCGCGAGGGCGCACCCGTTCAATCTAAGATCATCAATGCCGCTATGCTAGATGGTTCGTTCTCGGAAAAATTTGAGATGCGTACTAAGTATCTCATCGATTCTAAAGGCTGTATCCAGTGTACTTTTTCAGATGCCGGATATTTTTTGTACAATTGGGGCGTGCATCATAAGACTAACCGAGGTATCACCACGCGTCCGGAGTTGTCCGCCGAGCCGTATGACACCCCCGAGGGTAAATTGCATGTGTGGTACTGGCGATACAGCGAAGTAGATGCAGAAGATTACCTGAAATTGCCCGATCGCGTAGTTGGGCTAAGTCGCAAAAGAGGCGGTAAATGAGAGCAATCTATTCGGTGTTGCCGGATAACGGTCGATCGTTAGAGATAGACGACAATACCGCTCTGTGGCTCATGCGCATGTGTGTGGGCGAAGGCGGCCGAAGTTGTTCTCGCAAAAAGGCCAGTGCGTTGTTGTGGGCGATCACTAATCGATATCTGTTGTATCCTGCTACCGAGCGCATCGTGGCTCTTGCGCCTGGATATGGCAATCTCGACCCACACGAGCATCCTTTCGTCGGTGTTATCCGGATGTTCTCGCAACCGATTAATCGTCGGTGGATGAAGGGTGGAGACAAGGCCATCAAGTGGGCTGGCACAGAATTTGCCAGTCCGGCTAGACTAAAACGACGGGCTGAAATAGTGCGATTAACGGACATCCCAGATCGCATTAGCCGAGCGGTCACACAATTTGCCGAGGGGCTGCTGTTTCCTCCGGAAGAATTAACGCGACTCAATCGACCTCGGATTAGCGATTGGGCGAGCTTGAAAAAGACACCACAAAAATTCCCATGGGGGATTAATATCGCCGGGGATTGGTTCTTCGAGAGTCGTATTCTCCGCGAGGGCACTGTGATTGTGAGACTGCCAGGAGATAATATTAATGAGTAGACGATCGTATAATATGGCCGCCACTACCTCGGCTGTGAGCTGGGAGGTTTTCGAGCGCGATGAGTTCAACCTATCCAGACTAGATATCACATTTGACTTGGCTCCAACCACAGCTGGTAATGTCACGATCACCAAAGACTCGGTTTATGGGGCCGCCTACGATGTCGTATTGGCCTCGGAGTCTCCTGTCGGGGTGACGTCTCTGTCGTTCGGTCCCTTTGTCGGGATGACCAGAGGTGATAAATTAGTGGTTGAGTATACCAATGCGGACGCTAGATCAGTGGTAGCCAGTGCGACAACGGAATGTCTGTATATTGCCGATTTGATCTCGGCCGGGCTATCTGCGTCGAGTGGTGTTATCCGGTCCGCGACGAACAGCTATTATCATTTTTTCGCGATGAATCTCGCTAGCGCCAACCCAGGAGCCTCTGGTGCAACTTATAGGCTGCCTACCGCTGATCATCTCGGGGGACAAGAGCTAGACGCCGTGGGTGACACGTTAGTCGGGTGTTTTCCGCTACAAGGGGATTATCAAGTCGGAACAAATCCCGTGTTACTCGCATGTGTGACTAATATGGTCGATAATACGACAGGTGACCCTGCGGATGTTATCGAATTTGAGTTCAATCTCTGGTACAAGCGCGATGGGGATACAGCTTGTCGGACACAGTCGTTTAATGCCTCCGTGACTGTCGGACAAATGGAGCAATACTATCAACTTCATCTCCACAAAGAGGTAGATCAAGGGACCGCACCTAATGACTTGAAAGTCGGTGATATTGTGTACTATTCTGTGAATCTCACAGCTGGAAGCGACATCTCCGAGGTTATGATAAACGGCGCTGGAGTCTATTATCCGATTAACCGACTCGGTGTAGAGACAGGCGATGTTTAATTCACGAAAATCAGCTCTTGAGTGCGAATTACGCCGAGGGTGTACATTTTCGGAGACATTTATTTCTGAGGTCAGATCGGATGAACGAGGTGGGACTTCCCATGGCTCCATCTTCAATCGTCCCGTGTTTGCTAGGGGGTTGACAGTCGATGGAACAAATTATATCGATTATGGCATCATACCGCAGGCTTTGCCCTCTTCAATTGTCGTTCAATTTACCGCGCCTGCCGCTTGTGAGGCGGTACTCGTCGGTAATACGGGGTACCAGATCACCGGAGATGGATTTTGTATATGGATTGACTCGGAGGGTGTTAAGGCCAATTATTCCGACGGAGTGTCTACCGAGACAGAGCTGAGTGTTCCCGTCGGTTATGCTGATGGTGAAGTTCACACTGTGACATATGTCATAGGAGCCACCAATCATACTCTATATGTGGATTCATTGACGGAGGATACCGCCGCTGTGTCTACCACCGGTCCGATTGGCACAGCGACCGACCTTAATATCGGTGGAGACTCTACATATCTTTTGACCGGGACTGTTCTACTTGTCAAGATTTTCGACGCAGAATTAACCTCGACGGAGCATGGGTTATACCGAGACGGCAAAGTCACCTCCTTTGTATTGGACGCCTACGCAGCGTATAGCTGTGACGGATTTGGTGATGACACTGTCGGACACCTCATATGGTCGACCAAATATAACGACAAAGATCTAACAAAAGGGGATGGCACTACTTCGGCGACTTTCCCCACATTGGTGACAAATGCAAACCACAATACTGAGTATTATTCTTTCGACGGTGCAAATGATTACGTCTCTGATTGGCCGCGTCCGACCGGGACCTACACGGTATCAGCGGCGATCTCGACAGCGTACCCCACGGGGACGCCGAACGTAAATCAGTGCAACGACACTACGGTAGAGGATCTACTCACTGTAGGCGGTGCATTTAGTGGCAATTTACACAGTCTCTACATTTTTGAGGGGGAATTATCCCCGTTGCAACTATATCATCTGGAGTATACACAGCTGCAAAGGTGTTGGCGGGAAACACGCATAAATCCCTATCTAGCCGAGCTTATCCGAGCTGGTGTATGTGTGATGGCGTATGAATTTAGTCATCCGGAGACGTTGCTCAACGACTACGTTAGGGTACATACTCCTACAGCCAGCGGTGTAGCCTGGGATGAGGGCCTTACAATACCGACTGACGCAGATTATGTCGATGTGGCAAATCATTCATCGCTCCAATTAGACGCCTTGACGATATTTGTCGCAGGGGATTTTTCTACCGGGACTGTAGTGGAAAAAGGCGCGAATTATCTGTTTCAGGTCGGATATAATCCGTCAACAACGGAGGTGTTTCCCTCGTTCAATTTGGTCGATTTGGACACAGCATACTATGATCTGAAGCCGAGGTCGGTTGCTGTTACGATGACTGAGTCAGGTGATACTCCAGAATTTTTCGTGAATGGAAAATCGGCTGGTCCTGGCGACTCAACAGCGACTTTGACTTCTTCGGATACCTCTGTTGTCACAATCGGTAATTTGAATTTGCATGCCACGAGGATGCAAAACAAGTTAAATGCGTTATATATTTTCAATAAGCCGCTCGCAGAACGTGAGATAGAGATGCTACATCATTACGCGTCGGGAAATATGTACGACGCAAGCGATATTTTGCGAGCTCAAATATATGATGTAGATGGTGACGATAGTATAATAGGGGGCCAAACAGACGTTATCATGCAAACCAAAAATGCAGGAGCGTCTGAGGGGGATATTATATTAACTAATAATGAGATATATGACGCATCTACTATAACAGTAGAGCAATCAATAGATTCTTGGTCACAAAAGCAGATACAGTTTGACGTAGCTCAAGGAGGATTGACCGCTCCTGGCACTGTATATGCATGGGTCAAACGATCGGATGGGGTAATCTCTGCAGAGCCGTATCCAGTGACTCTTTTGGCGAATATTTTAGTTGACGGTAACATGGAAGCTGCGGATACCTCTGCGTGGACAGTGGTATCAGGAGGTATTCTGGCAAAAGAGGCAGGGGCTCGTACCGGCGGTACTGGGTCATTGGTGATGTCTATTGATAAGACTACTGGAGATAACTCGGGTGCGATGTCGCAAAGTGTGTTAACCAACGGCGTGGATTACAATATCACTGGATGGGCCAGGGGTTCTGATACAGCAGGAATACCGACAATCGGCGATGTTACATTTACCAACATTTTCACCGGCACAACTAGTAGTACCTGGCAGTATTTCGACGTTGATTTTACTGCGAGTGGAACCCTAATCTATTTTGTGAATTTGATTGTCACCACTACAGGCGACAAAGTCTATTTTGATGACGTCGTAATTACTGAGGTTTGATAATGATTACATATACTCCAGATACGACAACGATAGTACTCAGCCACCCGAGGCATTGGGACCCAGCGTTGTTGACGGATGTCACGTTGACCGTAGCAGACAGAGATGGTAATGAGTTGCAAGCTGCAACTTCAGCCGCTTTATACACTGCCACTACACTAGATGCAGATAGGGACCGATTTGCTTCGTCTATTACACTGTCTGCGGGTGCGGGGGCACTAGTTGTTGGGGACATTATCCGCATCCAAGGCGTCAATGGATATGAAGATCATACAGTCAAAGGATATGACGCGGCAACAAGAACCGTTTTGTTAGAGCTTATCCTCGGACGAGATTTTGAGGACGGTGCCGATGTCTATCGCTTATCGTCGGTTGCCACGGTAGACTTTTCCACGTATTCGCCAGGCACACAACTCTTACTGACTTGGACGCCTACGGGTACAGGTAATATATTTACAGAATTAGCGGAAATAGAAGAATCCTCACAAATTAATGTTGCCGCTTTTACACGTGATTTCAAGGCGTTATATCCTAGAGCGTATGACGCATTGTCGGTTCCCGCAGATCGACTCGACACTATTATCCGCCTGTGTCAAGACGAATTGCGAACGACCTTCGCCGCACAAGGACTCAATATCTCACGCTTGAAAGACCAACGGCTATTAGTTCCGCCATTGATGGCCTTGGTTGCGAGATATTGGACTTTGAACGGCGACGAGGCACTCAGAGATGAGCGCGAGATAATCAATGCCGCTTATTCCGCAGCGGTACAAAACCTAAGAGATTCGCCTGTTTGGGTCGATCTCGACAATGATGGAATAGAGGAAGACGGTGAAACACTTTCTCATTCTGTGATTTTTGAAAGGGTGTGGTGAGGTGAAAATTTTTGCAGTAAATGCATTACCTGTCACATGTAGCGATGGTACAGTGGTCCTATTAAGGCCCGGTAAGCACGATTATCCGATGATTTCCAACAAAGACTCAGTGGTCTCCGAGCAATTGAGAGTCTATCGCAAACATGGCAGAATCGGTTTTGACGAATATCTACCTTCGGACGTTGAATTGTTGGCGAAGATGCCTGGCAAAGCCGATAAGACAGCTGAATTGATCAAATTGATTAGTTTGAAGCCTAATCCCGTCGGTAGAGAGGTGAAAAATGAGACCAGACGAAATAAAGGGCTTGATAAGCCGACTGGAAAATCTGGGGGCAAAGGGGGTAAGAGTTAAGGCCGCAGGTAAATATCCTGTTGCGCGTCGAACCCCTGTCCAAGATGTTGCCATGTATCAGAATAATGGAACCGAGCGCATCACTCCTTCTAGATTCGTCGAGAGAGCGGAAGCAAAGGGTGGGTGGGACAAATTGATAAACAATGCTGGTGAAGCGTATCTCAAAGGTGGTGGGGACATCGCCCTTTTGAAGGCTGGGTCCAAAATAGCGAGCGATATTAGTGATATGTGTGATAGGATTGACACAGGTCAACTAAAGGCATCGTTTGTGGCAGGGGTACTATGAATCCTGACGCAGTAATTCGCCCGTGGTTATTGGGTTGCGGTGCTCCGTTCGGGGCACGCCATGCTCATCCATATAGGTGGCCAGACGTTTCCACGCGGCCTGAAACACCTTATTTTACTTATCGACCCGTTTCGGCGTCTCCAGATTTCGCTAATGGTTTCGACCAAATACACGAGATCAAGAATACGTATGACGCGATTTCTACATATCAGCAGCATTGGACTTTGCAGATTCAAGTAGACTTGTTCAATTCTGCCTCGGGCATGTCGGATTTAGCCGGGTGTGCCATAGCGGCAAAAGTTGAACAAAGTTTCCTGAATTTATTTGTTGCGAACAACGCTGCTTTCTCTAAAGTTGTGTCGATCTCGGACATGACAGAGGAAGATGCCGAGCGGATTTATTATCATCAAAGGATGGTATGTGAGTGGTATACCTACATGGTATATCGTCATGAGAACATCAATCACGTAGTCACGTCGGTAGTATTGGACGATCCATTCGGCGTAGACTAGGAGTACACACATGAAATTATCAGAGATTGTGCCGTATACGATCGGACTAAGCGCCGTACCTGCCCAAACCGCAGGGTTCTCGGTGCCTGGGTTGATTGTAGATGCCTCTGAAGTCCCGATCGACAAACGGATCGAGATTGCAGACAAAAGCACATACGCAACTATATTTACCACCACTACGTCGGTCGCCTCTTGGTTGGCGACTCTGTGGGGGCAAAGCAGTGGCGGTCCTACGGAAGCATATGTGATCCGTTGGGTTTCCGCTGCGTCTTCACCCTATTTTGTCGCTGGCAGCCCGGGTACCACACTCGCAAGTTATACCGCTGTTACGGCAGCAGACCTTGCAATCACAGATGGTACCTCGACGGAAGAATTTTCCACTGGAACAATGGCAGGTGTTACATCAATGGCCGATGTTGCCGCGATTATCCAGACCGAGGTTAGGACTTCCGTCACTTTCGCGGCTGATTTGTCAGCTGCAACAGTGACGTATGACCGATTCGGGAGATTCATCCTTACCTCGGCAGATACGGGTTCCACAGCGGAGACGTATTCCATTATCGCCCCTACGGGGGGTGCAGGTACCGACATCACCACGGCGAATTTCCTGAATATTGGGACTCAGTCTTTCGTCGTTGCTGGCCTTGACGCGGAAGACCCAGACGATGCTCTCGCGGCAGCGTTGGAGATTGACGAGACACCATTTTTGATCGCTGAAATTGGTGCGTCGATTGCACAACAGCAAGCACTTGCCACCGCATGCGCCGTCTACAAGAAATTTTACGAAATCGACGTTCGGGATGCAGACGCCAAAGACTCCGGCGCTTCTACTGATATCGCGTATCTGTTAAGTAATGCGAGTAACAACAATGCTCACGGCTCATACAATGAGCATACCGCGAAATATCCGTCCGCTGCGATTATAGGCGAGATCGGTGTCATGGCAGAGGGGAAGGGGCAACTAAGTCTACATGCACTATCCGAGGTAAATCAGTCTGGACTAGATAGCGACGGTGTCACAGTCAAATCATTAACAGCGACTGAACGTAGTGCGCTAGATGCAAAATACTGTGATTATCTTGTTAAACCTGCAAATCTTGTCCATTTGGTCAAAGGGCTGACTTTTGGGGGTATTGAAGTCCGACATCGCATCGGGTATTATTGGGCGGAGAAGCGCACCGCCGAGGAAGTTTACGCTTTCTTGATGACGAATCAGGTCACTACATTTAGCGACAAATACATTCAGGCGCTCGGAGCCATCGCAGCTAAATACCTCGGTATTCTTGTTGATCGTGAATGTGTAGAGTCATACGCTTTGAATCTTCCAAGCGCGGCAGACATCTCGGCAATTGAAAAAGCTACACACGTGTTGACTTTGACCGATGTGGCTTCCATAATCTCGCAATATGCGATTAATTCTGTGGTAATGACTGCCACAGCGACAGTCTAAGGGAGGTTTAAATGCCATATTATACACCTCCGGTGTCTTATATGCCGCACAATTTTAATTCGTCGGTATTGACAATAAATTCACCGGACCTAGACGGTGCTTTCACGGTTGAAGCTCTAGAGTCTATCGAAGTCGAACTAACGGATAATCGATGGGATGTGCATGACGTTAATTCGGGAGACGCTATCCACGTGCATAATCCGAGGCGAAAAGGGACCATCAAATGTACCATCGCCGATTATTCACAAAGTCAAGGGTTTCTCTCCCAGTTGGCGCGATCGGATTCGCCCGTTACCGTGACTTTCACTGACGAAAATGCCCCCGAGCTTAATTGCTCCTCCAATCAGGCGCGTATCGAGAAACACGCTACTGTGAGTCGGAGCGGAGAGCCCTCAACTCCTGAGTGGGTATTCGTTTGCACTTATCTTACATGCGAGACAGGCGGATATCGCTTGCAAAGTGTAGCATAAAATGAGTATCGGCGTCGAAACAGTAGCATCCCTATTAGGGTTGTTTCCCGCAACAGGTCGGATTGACTATACCCCATATGATTTCAGGGACGTAAGTGTACTATTCGGCGCTCCGATCGTCGAATTAAGAGGCTTAGATTATGTTTTAGCGCGACACAACGCCCCTCAAACCAAGAGATTTCAATGCCTTAGAGGGGGAGGGGTGTTTGTGTCCAATGTTAATTCATCAGGAATTATTGAAATAGGGGTGATGGGAGGCTCGGTGTCCCAAGGGCAAATCGAACTCATGCAAGCTACGGGTATCCCCTATCCAGTGATCATCCAAGACAAATCAAGTGGTGGGTCGTCACAAGTGATCGCCACAGCTTGTCAACTCGTCCAGACACCTGAGTGGAAGAGAGCCGCAGTGCCCGAAACAGTTGTCTATACATTTGAAACTACTCGGCTTTTTGTGGCTCATGGGGTTAGATTGCCGTATCTAGTGATATAGGAGGAAATATATGAAAGGTACTGATGGTTTTGGAAATCCGCGTGAATATCAATTCAAACTCTTGTCCGCGTTGGATGGGCTACGTCTAGTGTATGAGTACGGCTCGGTTTTGACGAACGCCCTGCCCCAAATAGCGGCCCTTTTTGAAGCCTGGGCAGAATCCGCAGAATCGGAAGACGAAAAGCTTGCGGATTTGGTTATCAAGGACTTAGCAACGGGGGAGGGTCCCGTGTTGGATATGATCCAACTTATTCCCCTAATTGTCACTCCGGATAAATTAATTGCACTTTGTAAATATTTTTTAGCAGGTGCTACAATCAACGGGCAAGAATGTGATGAAGATGGAATGTGTGAATTATTTAGAGGCCGCCCCCATGAGCCCATCGCGGCATTAGCGCATGCGATAGTGGCTAATTTCCCGGATTATCTCCCTTTTTTGGGGAACCCCGACGATACGGGGGATGGCAACTAAACGGTAAGATCGAGGAATTAGATCTAATTTATCCTTCTATGCGGATCCCGCCGTGGGAAATAGAGATTAACACGGTAGCCGAGTATTATAGAGTCAGTCCTACAGAGGTAGAGACATGGCCAATCACACAATTCGCTAGGCGGCAAGAGTTCATGCACTTGCGAATGGAGCTGAAGAGACAGGTGAGGAATTCCTATGGTTGATAAGACTCAGGTATATACGATCAAGTATGACGTCTCTAAAGCCCTAGAAAATTTAAAGAAATTAGAAAAAGTCTTACTAAACGCTGACAAAATGGGTAAAGACGTACTCAGGGGGGTGCGTTTGGACCCAGACACGCTGAAAGGTGTCAAGTCTCTCGCCGCAGCATTGAAGCCTGTTGCGGCTGGAGCTTCCCCCATCAAAGCTGGATTTGACGGGATTGCAGACGCGTCGACAAAAGCGGGTAATGAATTTGAAGCCGCGATGGCAAAATTTCGCGCTTCGGCTGCAAAATTTCCTCCCGTTCAAGAAAAAGTTACGCAAAGCCTAAAAAAGACGCAAAAACAGGGCGAAAAACTTGACCAAATGATGGCTAGATTTAGCAAAAAATCTACCCTTGGCCAAGAAAAAATTAAAAAAGCGACAGACAAAACAACTGAGTCGTTGGCTCGGACAGACAAAGCCCTACGTAGAGCAATGGCCCCGAAGGGCGAGCGTCGAAAAGCGCAAGACATTCGCGCTATTGCAGCCGCTTCGGGTCTTGCTTCTCAATCAATTACTGGCCTGGCGGCAAAATTGTCACTGTTGATCGGAGTAGGAGCAGGTGTCCGGTCGGTTGTATCAGATTACAAGGAATTCGATGCCGCAGTATTTTCCGCAGCCGCTAAATTTTCTCGTTTAAATGCAGATCTAAAGCCCGGTACCGAAGCGTTTAAGAATTTCAAAAAAGAACTACGTGAAGCAGGATTAGAGACAGAGCACAGTGCGGCCGGTGTGGCCAGAGCGGCAGATTTTTGGGCTAAAGCGGGTAAATCTTTAGAGCAAACGAAGGCTGTTCTCCCTATCACCTTAGATTTCGCCTCGGCTAATCAAAATGCTGAGGGCGCGATGCTAGACGTTGCAGAAGCGGGCGATATCCTGTCGGATGCGTTAGGTCAATTTGGGTTAAACGCCGAAGATTCGACCAAGTTGATGGAGAATACGGCCCTTGTGTCCGATGTGATGTCCGCAGGTGCTAACCGAGCTAATGTATCTGCCACAGAATTATTCGCGGCTTATCGTGATGGTGGTCCCGCGATGACCGCTGTGGGACAAGACATTGTGAGTGCGACTGCTCCACTTTTGTTCTTAGCTGATGCTGGCATTAAAGGAGCCAAAGCCGGGACGCAATTAAAGATTGCACTAGCTTCACTTAATGCGCCGAGTCGACAACAACAAAAAATACTAGACAAGCTAAATGTATCCGTCAAGGACTCAAAGGGTAATTTCCGCGGGTTAACTAATATCCTTCTCGATATCACAAAAGCGACTTCCGGTATGGGAACATCGGAAAAATATGGTATCATCTCTAGGATAATTGGACGCGAGGGTTCGTCGGCTTTCGTGAATCTCCTTGCCCAGGGCGGCGACAAATTAGAAAAGCTTATAGAGGAAATACGAAAGTCTTCGGGCGAGAGGCAAAGACTCGCTGAATATATGCGTCAATCGGCCTCGGCGCAAATTGAAAGATTTAAACAAAAAATTACTGATCTCGGTTTCCAAATAATTGAAAACACTGGTATATTCGACCGCCTTACTGCGGCGATGGACAAAGTTGATTGGAAAAAAGTAAGCGAGGTTGTTGAGAAAGACATCATCCCGGCATTGATCACCGCAGGGAAAGTTTTCACAAATACTATAATTCCAGCGCTTCAAAATGCTTATCGGACGATTTCTACTGTTCTCTCTCCGGTGCTAAAAGTATTAAGTGTTCTTTTCGGAGATCTCAGTAAACAAGGTAACGGGATGGCCGAGACTCTCGGCAATCTAATCTCCCTATGGGTTGCATATCGCGCTGCGATGATGGCATCCAAGGCAACTGGGATCATATCTTGGTTTGTAGATTTGGTCAAAGGAGCCCAAGCGGCCTCGGCGGCTCAAGTCGCATTAAATACGAGTACCACTGCCACTAATGTATCCCTTGGCGAAAGTGTTAAAGCATTCGGTTTATTAAGATCTGCCTCCGCGATATTCGCTGCGGGGATGGCGGGTTGGGCTGTTGGCACTATTATCCATGAGACACTTATTGACCCCTTGGCGAAGGCTGTTCATGAGTTAAACACCCTTAAACAGGGTATGGATGAATTAAATAATGCAGACTTGTCCAAACGCAGTCTTGGGGTCCTAAAAGCCGACGCGAAAGATTTAGAAAAAGCTGAAAAATTAGTCGAAAAAACAGAAAAAACGCTTGATCTAGCTTCTGCTATGACCGGTATGGGTGGTATGGGTGCCATGGGTGCCGGGTTCGGATTTGCGCCTAAGCGAAAACGTGAGATGGGCGAGGTTAAGGAGCTGCAGTCTAAAGTAGGGGAAGAAATCGAAAGGCGCGAAATCCCGTTGCGGCGAAAGGCGAGGCTAGAACGAGTCCCCGAAGGGTGGGAATCTCCTATGCCGATGCCAATGCCACAGGAGACTGGCCTAGGACAATGGAGTGAAATTTTTGTAAAGACACAAAAGGATTATGCGGATAAAACATTGGCATTATTGGCGAAAAAAGAGGCTGGACAAACTACCCAGCATTTTGAGATTGGGCCAACAACGATCAATGTAGAAGCCAAAGGAACATCCATCGAGGCTGTCCAAACTGCGGTATCTCGGGGGATTGACCAAGCAAATCGCCAACAACGCGAGAATGCAAAAGAAATTGCACGTGGGATTGGTCCGAGTGAGATATAATGACGATACCGAAAAATATAGTAGACGTTGCGAGTCAAATCAAAAGTGGGACCCTAGGTGTCATCGAGCTCATTAAAATTGGGGACCTCCAAGTATCCGCCTTGACGGCACTATCCGCGCCGAGAGAAAAAGAAGTCACTCGCCGAAGAGTGCAAGCTGGGTTTTCCGTAATCAATGGCGTCATTGAATTGCCTACGGATATAGTGCTTGAGATTGTGCTATCCGACCCCGATTTTTCACCGGAGGCTGGTGTTACTGCGGCATTAACGGGTTCATGGGCTGGATTCACAGAGTCTTGGCGCGACAAACGAGACACCCTACTCGGATATTACAACACCAATGAAGTGTTGTCAGTAGTCACGCATGAAAATGTTTATCCGACTAGGGTGATCTCTAAAATTGATCCTCTTTTTGACGCGAATGAAAACTGGAACTGTTATATCGCCAGTGTGACATTTACGCCATTCGACAACAAACAGCTCACTTCAGCTGCGGATGTAAATAGCGCATTGACCGCGAGTATGATCAACGTCGGAGGTTTGTAGAATGATCGTCATAAAAACCCTGCCAGGTGTGCCGTACTACGAGGGCACTAAGTCCCTAGATGGCGTCCCCTATCGATTCCGGATTAAATGGGCGACTTCGTCGGAAACATGGTATATGCATATGACGAGTCTAGTCGACTCAAATGTGACCCTCCGTGGTATCGCGCTATTGCCTGGCAAAGACCTGTTTGCCAGATATGGTTATTCACACCTACTTGGCAATTTATGGGTAGTTGACCGATCTGGCGCAAACGAGAATCCCGATTATTATGAGATGGGTGTGAGGTGGGAATTGCGATATTTCCCCAGAGGATAATATGCCAAGTGTAGTTAACCCACGCATCGCACTACTCATTAAGGGTGCGAGTGACTGGGAATCCGATGGGGAAGTCCCCAAACTTGACATGTCGATAGATGTGTCGAAAAATTTAGATCCAGAACCGAACGAAGCGACTGTAACTATTGATAATTTAAATGAAAATACCAGATCTCGAATAATTGACCCCTCGGTACGGGACACCCCTATCGAGATATGGTTTGCCCCGTTCGGCTCCTCCGACTTAGTCAAATGTTTTGTCGGTGAAATAAATTTTGCACGATCTGAATATCAAGCACCGGGCATACGTACTACACTGGCATGTACCTCCCAACAGTGGCACATGCGCTCAAAATTTATTAGTCGGAAAACGTATGAAGCTGGTACCTCTATTTCACAGATCATCGATGATTTAATTGAGGTGATTGACCTACCGACGCAAAAAGCCGATATCCCTACGGGGAACATTATTTTGTCACAGTCTTTCAGCGGCCCGGCATATATGTTGTTAAAGAAGTTCATCATGAACTACGGTCTTTTTTGTCATATTACAGATGGGATACTTAATATATCAGGGGTTTATAGTCCTTCTAATCCGACTATCGTCAAAATCCCACGAACGATTCAAGTGTCGGAACCAATGCCTACAGAGCGCAAAGACGCTGTAGACGTACTTTTGCATACAATTACCGACACGAACAATATCAACCCCTTCGCCAAACAAACAAAACGAGCAAAGCGCCGATGGTCAAAACAGGCCTTGAGTCGCAATGATTACACCGAATACGAGGCTGTCGATGACATTATTTTCGGCGTAGAATGCGAGACTCTCGGTATTCCCGTGATAATCCCAGATAATATTGTAGAATTCGAGGGACTCCCCTCGAAATATCGTGTCCAAGCTGTTACGCACCATGGGGATACCCGAGAAGGCGTAATCACTAACATACGGGCCGACATCTACGAGGGAGAGACCACATATGGAGGAGCGTTCGGTGGGCCAGCAGATGACGCGGCATTAGACCAGATGCGAATCGATATCAAGAAGGATTACGACACCTTAGTGGAGGAGGCCGGATGATAGGCTTGTCGGGCATTAAACAACTAATCACTAATTTATTGTGGGCGAAACAGACAGAGATACGGACGCATCTAATCGGGCAAGTTATCTCGTATGACCCAGAAACAAATACGGCACAAATTCAACCTGTTACGCGTGTTTTACGCATGACTGACCCGACAAATGTTACGACTGTGGATCTCCCTCAAATTGATGACGTACCAGTTAGTCAGGTCGGATCGGGCAAAGTGTGGTGTACAATAGCACCTGCGGTTGGGTCTTATGGGGTTCTACACGTAAGTGATCGTGAAATAGAGACGTGGCTATCCACTGGGGGGATAGTTGACCCGCAAGTCATTCGACTACATGACATGACGGACGCAATATTCGTCCCCTCGGTTGTCCACCTTAATGAAGAGGGTGACAACGGCAAATTTGTTGAACAAATCCAAACAGATAGGATTTCATTGCGAACAAGATCCGGAATTACCGAGGTTTCTGTTTTGGATGATGAGACCATTTTGTTAAAATCCGAAAAACAACAAACGTCGATTGACGTTGATGGGAACGTCTCCATAGAGACAGATGGAGACATCACTTTCACGGCAGGAGGCAATGTCACTACAGACGCAACGGAAACAGTATTGCAGGCTGGGTCAGACTATGCCGTCCAATTCACCGCACTCAAGAGTGCCTTTGATACACTAGTCGGAGATTTCAATACCTTGGTTTCCACGTATACTTCACATATACATATCACCACAGCTACAGTCGGAGCAACACCAACACCCGGGGTAATTGCCCCAACAGTGTCTACGGGTACCCCGTCTACCGCCTCGATGGATGGCGCAAAAGTCACAGACGTGAGATTGTCATGAAATTGATACATATAAGCAAAAATGACGCAGGAGACTTCGACATCGAATTAGAAGACGGGATATTTCGCATGTCCGAAGATGGTGAAGCTGCGGCTGTCTCCATGACAGAACGTGTATTGACCGTCCGAAGCGAAGCGCTAGCGAATCCATTGATTGATATCATCTTAAACCCCTTAGCCGGAGTGGATTGGTATGGTATCATATTCCGTTCGGATGCCACTCGCGCCGAAAAGGAAACAGAACTTAAACGCGCTATCTTGTCGACTCCGGGTATAGAGGGTATTATCCGATGGAATTGGGCCCAAACGGGACGGACAGTGACAATCGACGTGAAGGTCAAATCTGAATGGGGTACCCTCGGGTACACAGAGGAGGTTACTCCACTATGAGCACATATGATTCGACAGGGCTGACTGTCGACACCTACGCCGAGGTGGTAATAAATCTAATAGCCTTGGCAAAGGATACATTTGGTGAGTCGGTGTCTACCGACGATCAAGAGCTACTCGGACACCTTATTAGACAAGTTGCACTTCAAACAGCCGAAGCTAATGAGGTCATACAATCTGTGTATGATAGTTTAAGCGTGGCGAACGCTTCGGGTGTCAGGTTAGATAACCTATTAGAATTGTTGGGGATTTTGCGACTTGGGGAAGCATATAGCACAATTACCCTGACATGCACCGCGACAAAGGCATGCACTATACCAGCCGGTAGCCTTGCACGTACCGCAGCCAATGTCTATTTTCAGACGGATTCAGATCTCGTATTTACTGGCGCGGGTTCAGACGATGTATCGGCTACATGTACCGTTCGTGGACCATACACAGCAGGTGTCGGGGATGTAAGTTATATATCCTCAACAGTGAACGGATGGTCAACGGTAACCAATGCCGCAGCTGCTATCCCCGGTAGATATAGAGAGACAGATGCCGAGTTGAAGGTCCGACATACCGTAGCCGTGGCCACCTCTGGGGATAGAGACGCGGCGAGTATTGTTGAGGCCGTGGGGCAGGTGTCAGGTGTATCCGCAGTGAGTCTTGTTGAAGATTTCGATAGTCCGACACCGATCTACGTATACGTCATTGGTGGTTCGGACGACGACGTCGCCTCGGC